AAATTCCTCCCTAACATATGCAGGAAGTTGATTAAAAACTATATTACTAAACTGAATTCTCTTTTCTGTCATTTTATTGATTTATTTTTTTATTAATATCCTGAAGAATATGATGGTCCCGAAGATATTGAAGATGAGGGTGTTGATTGTGTTGAAGATGTTGATTGTGTTGAAGATGTTGATTGTGTTGAAGATGTTGTTACTAATGATGAAGATGCAAACGGTGTAGCAATAATCGCACCTGCAGAAACCCCTCCAATTTCATTTGTTGGACGAACTAAAAGACCATTTGCATAACTTGAAGATTGAATATAACTGGATGCAGATGGATCAAGACCTGAAGAAATACTATCAACAACCATTTCAAAAATGCTGCTACTAATATCTAGTTGCAAATACAAATCCTGCAATCCAATTACATCATTTGAATGTGGAGTTGTAGAAAGTTCAACAATTGCTTGTCCATCTTTTATTTTTCCTGCTTGAATATTTATTGGGTTTAGAGTTATTATACCTTTTTTATAATTCACATTGCCTATATTTCTTCTTACTATTGTTGGAGTGTTTGAATTTGATGAAGGAACTGCAAATAAGAATAATGATCCAGTTTCTCTATTTGTATTTGGAATATCAGAGATATAAACAACTTGAGATATATCAGATACACGTAAAGCAGAAGATTTGATATTATAACCATTCATACTATTAATATGAAACTCATTTCCAAAACCAATTTGATATTCAGTAAATGTATTTAATACAACTCTCAAATCTCTTCTCATTTGAATTGTTGTAATATTTGAAGTCACTGCCTCATGACTTTCGTCAATAGTTTTTAAGAATTTACTATACTTAAATCTCGCACCATACTTATTTAACTCAGTTGATTCTGCATATTTTGTTGTATTATTTTGTATTATACTTGATACATATTCAGCACTTGGTGCAAGATTAGTGTCATAATAAATTTTTGAATTTATTTCAAGATAAAGATATTTTAAATCTAAAATTTCAGGAACAATTCCTGCAACTGCATATTTCTTAAGATCACGTTTGATATTTTCTTTAATTAAGTTTGGTAAAAAATCACCAGATCTTGGTTTAATACTTATAAAGACTTTACCGTACTGTGGTGGAATTAAATCTTCTCCACCAAATACGGAAATAGATTCAGTTTCTGGATAAATTTTTGCGGGGATTAATGTTTCATAATCATTTGCAGTGACTGTTCTATTTTGAGAAGCGTATATTCTTGGAGCATATCTTTTGATAGATTCAACAGGTTCAATATTTTCTCCACCAGATGAAATTAATCCAGTAGTTAGCAAAGAAATTCCAGAAGTAATTACATATTCTGTAGAATTTCGATTATATGTAATTCTTCCTGCAAATGTAAACTGACTTATACCGTTTCCACTATCACCATTTGAGGTAATATATCCAACTTCAATAAAGTTTCCTTCTTCTAATTTTTTACCAAATATTCCATCACCAAAAATAAGTTCATACCTTTCATCTTCAATTTCCTGCAAAAAGAAAACTTTAGAATCTTGATTAATTTCAAACAGACTGTCTTGACGATTATATTTTGTTGAGCTTGTAGATTGCTCATTGTTTCTTACTAGCACAGAAATTAAATCCGTGTCAATACCACTGTTTGGTAAAATAAATCTTTGATTCAAATTTCGAGAACTAAAGGTAAAATTATTTACCAAGCGAGTTCCTTGATAAACCTTAAGATTGTTAAATGTTGCTATATTATTAATGATTGGAACTGTTATATCTTCTAAAATACAGAACACATATGACTGATTACCAAAGTTGCCCGAGGTGCTTGCTACAGGTCCTTTACGAAGGGTTAGAGAGGATGGTGTGGGAGTTATGTTAGATGTATCAATAAAGAAACTTATTGTTGCTTGTGCTGCTTTTCTTGAACGTGGGATATACCCAATATTTCTTGCAAGTGCTACTACATTTTCTCTCAGAGTAGCACTATCAATGAAAACTTCATTTGCCACCATATTTGCATTATATGATGTGATATAGGTATTATATGACAACACATCAAGAATAGATGATAAATTAGATCCTTCAAAATCATAATCCGTAAAATTGGAATTAGATTTTAAATAGTCTATAAGACTAGTTTTTATTTGGTTAAAATCTAGATTTGAAAAATTTACTAATGGCATTTATCTTGTTGGTTGCAAAACGAACTCTAATTGTTGTGCTGGAATATCAGCACCAACAACCCTATAAACAATATTTACATTAAAACCATTATTATCATAATCAGGAATAGTTTGAACATCAATCAAACTTACTCTTGGTTCAAAGTTGTTAATTGAATTTTCAATTTCATCTTTAATAATTGATGCAGAAATTTGATCAACATTTTCAAATAATGATCTACTTACTCTAGAACCAAAATTTTCATTAAAGAATTTTTCACCAGGAAGAGTAAATACAATATTTCGTATTGAACGAGCAATTGCAGACTCATTTTTAAGGGCAATCAAATCATTTGTCAGAGGATTGCTCTGAAATGTCATGCTGATGTCTTTAAAACCTTGACTTACCCTTTCTAAAGGCATTGATTATTACAATTCTATCTTATTTATCAAGGATTTTTGACTCATAAAGTGGTTCTGTTCCATATTCCCAATCATCATAGTCTTGATCATTGCGAATTCTTTCGTGAATTTCGTTTTGTACAGCAAAATCGTGTTTTTTGGGAGTTAAAAGGTCATTTGCAATCTCCCTCAACATTTTTTTCTGAGTGTTTTCCATTGTTTTGTTCTTGATTGGTTAAATCAGAACTTTTTTCGGGGTTGCTATCCCGCTCTTGTGCTGTTTTCCAGAAATATTCATCCTCGTTGCCCATCGCAAGACGTTCATAACTGTTTTCAACCTGATAATACCTTGTAGATACCTTGAAATCAGGTGTTTTGGGATTTTCTGGTGTTAAACTATTGTCATATATGCGAATTCTGTTGTTTGGGTAGAGTGCATACTGCCCATTATATAGTTCAATAAGATTAAATGACTTATGTTCTGCAGGATTCTCTGAAGTTGCATAATCAATTACATTTGGATCTTGATGATAGTTATCTAGAGTGCAAATATAAGTGCCTTTCTGGGCACCATGATCTCTTGTATAGCATTCATAGTCCATAGATCCAATAAATTGCTTATGAATGGATACTACACCATAATCCATGCAGTTCCAGAATTGTAAGTTTGGTAGATCCATATCAGGAACGGGAGTTTCCGGACGAGATACAAATGCACTGATAGGTAACTTGTCATACATTGCAGCATACTCTGGCAAGTATGTCTCAAAATAAAAAGTGCGCCCAGGAATCGACTTAGCCGATACCCAAACGCCCTTTACAAACTCTCCAAACCCACTCTGATGATCCGTTAAGTATTCTTTGCGAACCCAGATTTCTTCAGATGGTAGATTAGTGATTAAACATGCCATACTATTAAGTTACGTGACTTTAATAGTATTTAACCCTTTCCTTGTCCTCTATATTTTTTTTGTTTTTCATTACGAGAAGTTGCTGACAGTAAAGTCCGAGAACTTCTCCCTTGACGAGTTTTCTTTGGTGCTCCTGATTCGAACACCGTCTTATTCATACCACCTTTAGAAGCCATAAGTTTTCTCCTTAAAATCAAATAATACGAGTTTTTTCATGTCCCACGCGAATTCGAGGATCGCACCAGATATCATATCCTTTCTCAATAGCATCAAGACAGAATGAAACATCTTCTCCACACATATCCTGAACTGCACCAGATTCAAAGACTTGCATCTTAGGAGCAAACCAAGGGTAATCAAGATTTTCAAAGACACCTTTCTTAATGAGAACCCAACCAAATCCAGTGTAATCAACTGTAAAAGGCTTCTTGCGCTTGCTGATAGATTCAACGGTTTCGTGATTCATGACTCCACCATTCTTGCGGAAGTCATCTTCTTCTAACCAATGTGCGACAGAGGTTGTGTGTCCATCTTCTGTTGCATACCATCCACCAACGATTTCTTTGTCCTCTCCGTCCTTATTCAGTGCTAAATCACAAAGTTGCCAGAACTTGTTTGTATCAAAGACAATATCCGAGTCAATCCAAAGTTGATAATCATATTCTAGTTTACCATCCCAAGGAATTTGTTTTGGACCACGAAGAACATTTGCACCTAAACATTTGCATCGCGCAAAGTTAACCATTGATGAATAGTCTTGTGAAATTTGAATACTCATTCCATTTTGTACAATATCAAAACAAAGTTGTACAAATGCTTTTAGAAAGATAAAAGAACATCCTCTGCCAGGTAAACAGAATACAATGCTCTTTCCTTTCATTCTTTCCTTAATTGCACCATAGTCCCAATCTTCAGCAGTTCTCTGAGGTGCTGCTGCTTTTACTGTGAATCCTTTTGCCATAAGTTTTTACGAATCTTCAGATTAATTTTATCAGTTATATAGGATTTTGTCAATGCGAAGAATTTTGTATTTCTTCCTTGTTTATAGTTAATTCTTCGTATGAAAGATCCTTCGTAGTATAATCAGTCTTCATCAAACCAATCATATTGTTTAATGTGTTCCAAGTGATGTTAAATTCTTCTTCTTTAACAGAGTGAAGTAAACATTTATTTTTTGCGTATATGTGATATATTTTTTCCATATGGGGTGAAAAATATTTTGGGAAATTTTTTGTAGCAAATCTTAATTTACTACAGCATTATATATCAATACTATTAAAAATCCAATAGGCACCCACACAATCTTTGGATATCTTATTATCCACCCTGCAAGTACAACTCTCCAGAAGTTCCAGTAAGGGGCCCTGCGTGTTCTGAAAGGGGTTTTGTGAATTCTCATACCTGGGGGAAATTTTTTTTAATCTTTATATTTACAGGTCGATTTGTCACCTCTGTAGGTTAGGGTAGTGGTCGATTTTTAATAACGCCCGCCGCCCCACAACGCCCCCAAGGGCATAATACTGCTCACGGGGTTATACTGTCCAACGCTAACATAAGTGC